GCGTTCTTTGAATCTAGTACATAAGAGAGGAAGTCGCCATCGTTTAACGATGGGTAGAACTGCTTGATTGCATCCAGTGTGGTCTTGTTTGCATCAATAACCTTCTTGCCTTCCATAATTCTTTCTTCAAAGGTAACAGGATCTACGTTGTTAGAGATTGCATCTTCAAAGTATTGCTGTACTCCAAGTTCGCCTCTTGTGTAATACTTTGGTGGCATACCGTAGTTCTGCATTATGGACTGGTATCTATCCTCAAGACCTAAATAGGTTGCCTCATCAATTGCGGCAAAGCCATTAGCAATACGTTTTGCATTAGCAGCAAAGCGCTTCTTGTAGGCATCTGTCTCACGTAGTTTAAGCGTAAACTCTGCATCAGAATAGCCATCCTGAATGAAACCTTTAAGTGGAGTTACTAGTGACTCTAAACCGTATCTCTTAAACTCATTGTACAAAATATCGTAGGCAGACTTTCCAAGACGAGCCTTCTCTTCTGCAGCAATTCGTGCAGCAGTTACTGCATCTAAATCAACTAAACTTGCAGACGAACCTGCAGGTATTCCAACAGGGCTAGCATTATTCCCACCAAGAATAGGACTAACACCCATAGGCGGTGCTGAAACTGAAGGTGCTACGCCACTAGATGTCATTTGAGTAGTTGACATCTCATTTGTTGAAGTTATGCCTAATGCTTTTTGTTCATCAGGTGTTAATGTTTGACCGGATTGTAACTTTCTTAATGCTAAATTTACATCTGCCATTGCTTACCCCTGGAATCCGAAGTCACGAAGGACTCCTAATGCTGCGCTTGACACATCAGCTCGTGCTTGTTCTGTATACTGCCAACGATTGTCTCTACGTAAAGCCTTCTTAAACTCATACATATTCATATCACCCTTGTCGGTAATAGCAGAACGAAGTAATGGGTCATTAAGGTTAATCTGTTCTGGATCTTGAATCTCAAGAACGTTTGCCATTGTCTGACGATACGGAGCAAGTACCTGCTTGAGCGTGTAACCCTGTGCTAATAGGTCACGAACATACTGAGGCTGTCCTTGCGCTGCTAACTTCTTAGCATCTGCAACTACACGGTTAATATCAATAGTTCCTGCTGCAATTCCCTGTAGAACTTGCTGTTCTGTAGCACCACCTGGAATGATGTCGCTGAGTTGGAATCCATTATCTCGTGCTGCTTGCACTAATATCTTGTAGTTAGAAAGTGCTTCGCCTGAGTAACCTTCGGTTACTTGACCGCCAATCTTTCCAGCTACTGTCTTAATTGATGAAGCAAGGAAACTATCTATGAAAGCAGTATCTTCGCTTTTATTAGTAATATACAGATTCTCTGCAGCCTTGCGTAGTGCAGTAGGATCGTTAGCTGCTGCTGAACCGATTTCGACTGCACGCCTCTTGAGGTTTGCCTCAATCTTGGCAATCTGCATCTCATAGTCAGTAGTGCCTTGTGCTTGACCTGATGCTTGTAAATCACGATAGTTGTAGTACTGGATATAGCGGTTCTTAATCTCAGCAGAGTTCTGCTTAAACCATAGATCATTACGCAGTTCCTTTCGGAATGCGTCCATTGTCATACCAGGAGTGTTTACAAACTTCTCAAGCAAAAGTTTAAGGCTAGGTATGTTATCAAAAAGAGTTTGCGGTAGAGTAAAGTCGCTAGCTGCTGCTCCTAATGCTTCTGCTTCTCTTTCTGCAGCAGTAGGTGCAGTCTCCACTGGAGTCTTAGTTGGTGTCTTTATAGGAGTTTTAATAGGTGTCTTTATAGGAGTTTTAACAGTCTTACCAGAAGGTGTGTTTGGTTCTGCATCTGTTGCGTTGGGTATCCCATCCCCATCAGAGTCATCCAATGTTGCACTCTTTGCCCCACCTGCGGTAGCAGCCGCAGCCGCGGCCTTACCTGCTGGCTTAGTTGGTGTTATTACCTTACCTTGAGCATCTACCTTTGGTGCAACGAAGTTAGGTGTTGTGTCTGTTGCTGTAACAACCTTACGTGTCTCTGCAAGGTCACCTTCCAGTTTCTTAATCTGAGCATCAATAGCCTTAGTGTCTTGACCTAGATCAACAGAGCGCTGCTTTGCCTTTTTAAGATCTTCAATTTGAGTCTTAAGATTTCCAGTCTTCTTCTTTGCAGCATCTACCTTGTCTATGTTCTTTTCAATAGCATTAAGGTCTTCATACTGATTAGTAAGATTGCTTATCTTAATCTGTAAAGCATTGTAGTCGGCTGTTAGTTTTTTATAGGCAGGACTTCCTGTTTCTTGGCGGTTAATTTCATCCTGAAGTAATTGAAGACTTCTTTTTGATAGGTTAAGTTCAGATAAAACCTCTTTAGCCTTAAGAGGTCTTGGCTTTATCTGATCCTTTTTATCTATGCTTGGCGGTTCAATACCAACAGCCTTATACAAGTCTCCCCAAGTTTCATACTTGTTAATGATATAAGGAGCTGTTAACTTTTCAGTGGCTGTAATTTTATCAGTAGGACGGTGAACCTGCGTGGAAGCCCATTTCTTAAGTGTATCCGCCATTAGCGCAGGCCTCCTAGTTCTTGCATCATAACCGTATAAGCATCTGTTGCACGGTAGTTCTTAGCCTCACCAGTTTCCTGTAGTTTTTCTGTAACAAACTGTTCTTCATCTACGCCACCGGTAGTGGTGCTAAAACCTGCACCAGATACGTTAACGGATGGTTGACGCTTTTGTTCTGCGTTAATCAACCGTGTGTACTTAGCCTTCTCAGCCTTGGTTAAGCTGCGACCTAGTAGATCCTGAGCAACTGTATCTAGTAACTTTGCTGTCTGTGTAGGACTGGTTACATAAGTCTGGCGTGTGGTTGTAGGACCTGCAGTACCTCCATCGCCACCTTCTTCTCTTAAAGAGGCAAGAATATCGTAGCGAGTTGCAGCAGTTGGGATGCCAAGAAGAGTATCAAGATTTACTTGTTCTGTGTACTTTTTTTCTAACTTTACTAAAGCATTATAGTAATTGATATTAAACTTAGATGATACTTTACCTGTCCAAAGACCTGCTTCTTTTAACTGTTGAGCAAGTGCAAGACGTGCTGCATCGCTACCATCCGCAACATTTTTTGCAAAGACAGCAAGTGTTAATTTTTCAGCCATTAGTATCTCCAATTAACGATGCAAACATTGTGTTGTAAGCACTCATAGTATTTTCATTTGCTTTAGCAAGTTCACGTAACTTTACAATTGCTTCATCTTTCATAAAGGATACAAGCATCGTTGTTCCTGGAACGTTTTGAAAAGCATCTTTCTGAAGTTTGTATGCATCATAAACATCTAGCATCTCTTTAAGAGATTTCTGAATTGGCCCACGTACCGTTACAGACTTGTCATCAAGCATTTTACGTAGATCGTCAAGGGCGGCAATGCGCTCAATAGCCTTCTTGCCACCTTCTGCTAGTTCTTCTTGAACTAATGGACGACCAGCCTTAAAGACTTTAGCCCACTCTGTAAACTCTTGACGAGCTACTGTGCGCTCATAGTCTGTAACCATACCTTCAAGTGATGACTCGTATTCATTCTTCTTTGCATAGTATTGTTGCAAATCAGATGAAGTCTGTACTTCACGAAGGAAATCATCTACACGCTTGTTGTACTTAAGACCCATATCCTTCATAGTCTTGTAAGCATCCCAAGAGAAGCCTGACTTGTGAGGGATTAAGAACGCTGCACCCTGTGGATAGCGTGCAAATAGATCCTTATTCTTGTTTACAAATTCGCCTGATTCTTCTGCGTATTTGATAACAGCAACAGTTTTCTTTTCAGATTCTGGAACTGTAAATGGTATCTCGTTAGGGAATAACTCAACCCACTTGGTCATTGCAGCATCGTAGTCACCTGGATACTGGTCAAGGAGGCTGTTCCAAGCCTGCTTAAAGTTAGCCTTACCATTATCCTTAACCCATTGAGCCATATCGGCTTTGAGTTGAATTTGTGGTGAAGCTGGTGCAAAGAATCCATATATAAAGCGTGTACCTAGGATTCCAAGAACTGTATTCTTAATACGCTGACGGTATTCTTCTTGTTCTTGAATTGAAGGTGGAATAAGGTTACCTAATTCATCATACTTCTCAGGTAATCCGTGACCGCCTGCTTCTAAATATGTAACTGCTTTGCGCCAAGCACTGGCATATTGGCTATCGCGGTCATCAGTACTCATTGTTTCGTATAAACGATTGATGTGTGCTGGTAAAAATGCTGATAAGAAGGAACGACCTACTGCATACTTACCCATAGTAAGTTCAGTAATATGATCTGCAGCTCCTGGGTCCTTTAGACCCACCAAGTTTGTTACTACCTTCATAGATACACCGGCTAGTGGACCTGAAAATGTAGGAATCAAAGAGTCTTGGTTCAGAGATGGTGTGAGCATCTTTACCTGAGCACCAAATTGTACTGGAAATGGTGTCTTAAACTCTGCTGGAATACCTAGTGCTGTCATTGCACCACGTACTGCTGTGTAAATAGGCTCAACACCTGGGTAAACAAAGTACTTTTCGCCTTGGTCATCCTCTTGAATCCAACCATTATGGCTAATTCCATCATATGTTAATGCTGCTTGGCGGATAGCCATTGGATTGTACTTAATAACACGAGACATACGGCGATAGAAGTCCTCAGTTGCACGATAGAAACGTGAGAAGTTACGAAGACCGAATGCTAACTGTGTACGAACAAGTGGATTATCCACATATTGAATTATCTGAGAGACTGCACGCTCTTCAACTAGTTCTGCAAATTGACGCTTTGCAGCAAGTGTGGCTTGCGCTATCTTCTTTGGATCATTCTGGTCTACTTTGCTAACTACTGAACTGATATAAGCATCTTCAAATCCAGTCTTTCGCATTTGCTGACGGATCTTAACGATTTCGTTAAAGACCATAGGTTGACGAGACATACGTGCGTTAGCCAAACCTAGCCAAGTCCAACCCTTTGTCATTACAGATGAGGTTATTTGGCTGTCAGATATAGGAACGAGTGCGGGTCCAAGAACATAAGATGGAATATCTGCATCATCTAGTTTAGATACATCATCTAAAGATAACTTGCCAGATATTACATATTCGCTGATCGTTTGTTGTACGAATCTTATTGAGTAGGTCTTCGTTGACTTCTTTAGGTCCATCTGCAGACTTGCCACGCTTTTGAAAGATTTCTGCTGCACGATTGTAAACAATCTCAGCGTGTTGCTTCTCATCAATGCCACGTGCTGCAAGTTGTGCCTCTGTACGGAAAGATGGGTTCTTTTGCATCCAGTCCATAATCTTTGCAACAGCAGCGGCTCGGCCTTCTGCTGTATTGCTAAGGTTTGCTACAGCAATTCCGCCTAAGTTATCGTTAGCATAGTAGTTAATACGCATAAGCCAACTAAGCAAAGCTGCTTCATCTTGATTGCCTAATGAGCGAGCACGATATATGCGATCATCTCTTGCAATTCCATACTTTGCAGCCTTTGGCTCATTGATGATAAGCGGCTCGCTACGCACACCGTGTGAACGGGTAAATAGTGTGGCTCTTGTTATGAAGTCTCCACCAGTTGCAAAGTTACTTGCTCCTTCAGAGACAACAGCCATAGAATTTTCTAGGTTTCCATAGATAAGGTGCTCTGCAAGTATCTCTGCCTCATCTTCAAACATAGGCTTCATACCTAGTGCTTCACGATAGCGATTGATTCTTCCAGATGTAAGAGCAGTAGCCATAATTCTGCGTGTTTGTTCTGTAGCAGATACGGTTGTTATGCTTTTTAGTTCATCAATCTTTGCTTCAAGAGATGCTTTAGTAGCAGGATCTGTAGAAAGTTTAATCTGCTCACGTATTGCTTTAATCTCTTCACGTGCATTAACAATAGCATCGTCAATGCCTGCAATTTGCGCTTCGTACTTAGCTGCTTCTTTCTTATTAAGAATGCGAAGTACTCCACCAAGTGGGCTTTCTGTAAAATTACCAGTTCGTGCGCTTTCTAGCGCTGTGTTTACACGAGTTGATAGATAACGACCTTTAGCAAGACCCCAAGGACTACCACCGATAGCAAGGTGGACCATAAGATCTTCTGTTGCGTTACGAATTGCATAACGAGGACCGGCAAGAGTTAAGAAGGACCAGTATCCGGTCATCTTATCTACCCAGTCTTTATTAGAAAATCCTAACATTCTTCCTATCAGACCAGAACGTGCTGCTGCACGGTCTATATCTACTAGGCTAGGCATTGTCATAAAGTTATTGTAATCAGATGGAATAGAACCTATGTCTTGGTAGTCATCAGCAAAGTTTGCTACAGAAAACTTAGCGTCACCTTTAGTAACAGTCTGATTAACAATCTTCTGACCAGATTCAGTAAGGTTTAAGCCACGTGCTTCTGCGATAGTTCCCCAGATGCCCTTGACCATTTCCTTGCGTTCACCAACACTGTTGATGCTTTCAAATGTTTCTGCAAACATCTTTGATTCTTGCTTAGGCAAGACAAGACGTGCTAAACGGTAAACCTGAGTTGATGCATCTTTTGCCATAACATCAAATACATTATCTTTGAACATAGGAGCAATGTTGAACTTGGCTTTGAATCTATCTAAGCGTTGTCCAATTGCTGCAGATGGCTCACGAAGAAATGCTTTCTTGTTAGAAAGTTCTTTAATCTTTGCGCCAATAACTTTGCTGTCTTCAGATAAAACTTTGCGAATACCATCTGTATCTGACAAAGGACCATATAGGTCATCCATAATTCTAGGAGCAAAACGATCAATGTTAATAACTTTATTAGCAGCAGTAACAATTCCTATGCGTAATTTACGCTGTTCATCTAAGCGTGGAAGTATCACACGCTTGCGGCCTACTGCTCCTTTGAGCATATTGATTGATTCTTCTGTGTTCATCAGAAAAGCCTTTGCAGAATTTGCATCTACAACATCTGACTTTTGAAGAACCCTGATTACTTCTGGCCCAAACTCAGGAGCAAGTAATTTTAATTCATCTCTAGCTGCAACTAATTCTTTAGGACTTCCGCCTGCTTTTTGCGTTCTAGTATATTTTTCTAGTACAGAACCATACTGATCCCAAAAGGCAACAGTTTGTGGCTTGGCAAAGTAAGTAAGTACTTTTTCGCCTTTAGTCATTACATCTAATGAATACTTGCCAACTACATAAAGTGCGCGTAATTTAGAACCTACAACAAGAGGGTCGGCAAATAGGCGATATGCAGCATCTGTTACACCAGAAGTAATTCCGTAAACTAAACCGTTCTTCTCAAGTGCTTCAGGAAGAAGAAGGTTTGCTACTTGGCGACCAGGTGAGAACTTGGCTCTATCAACCTCTGCCAGAGTATCATTAAAGAGTTCACGTGATTGCTCAATATCAGTAACGCCAGGAATAACAGTATTTAGTGGATCAAGTAACATAATGTACTTCTGTTGTTCAGGTGTGGCAGTTGCGAACAACTTACCTACATCTTCACCTGACTTGATACGCATAGCAATATCAACAGCATCTGCACCGTACTTAGCCTTAGCCTTTTCAATACGACCTTCGTTGTAAACCTTGTCGCCTTTATCGTTGGCTTGATCCCAAGCAAAACCAATTTCGCCTTGAGATAACGGAATAGCTACAGCACGATAGGTGCGTGTCATTAATTCAGATGCTTCAATAGCACCCTTAAAAGCAAGAGTAATTGGGTTGTACTTAAAAGCCGTATTTAGCCATCCCTTAGATGGCTTAGTCAACGGGTCTTCGTTACCAAACTTCTTTACTAAATCTTCTTGTTGACTTACTGGTAACTTAGAATACTTTTCTTGTGCAACTTGAGTTGGCAAGTTAGACAGTTCTTTGTGTACAAAGAGAGCTTTAACTAAATCATCAACTTGTTTCTTTTGTTCACCCTGAAGATTCGCGGCTAGCGCGGCTGCTTTGATATTCTCAGCCATTAGTTACCTTGCGATAGTGCTTCTTGGTACAATACTGCTATTTCTCCAGTAGTGTCATATGGCAACATTGCTGCCAAAGAATCTGATAACTTTACAACTGACTTGTTCATCATCAATGCTTCAGAACCAGGACCAGGACCGCGATCTAATCCAGCGGTAATTGGTCGTGTTTCATCTGACATTGCAAATAATCCTGTTAATGGTGCAGCCTTAGCTGCAGCATCGCGTACGTCTCCTGCGCGAGCAGGGCGTGTATCTGGAGTTGTGGAAAGCGGAGCGCCTGACTTAATAGCCTGTGTCTCTACGCCTTCACCATAAGATGTAGAACCCATCTCTAGTTTGTCTGTACGTGTGGAGTACTTACCAGGACCTGCTGGTCCTGCCAGTGGATTCATCATACTCACTGTTGGTCCTCCTCTAATTTTTCTAAGTCTGCTGCCATATCTTCCCAAGCCCTATTGGTCTGAGTAAGATGATTTGATTGGTAAATTGCTATTTCCATTAGTTCACCTGTTAAGGTTTCAAATGATGCTGCTATGTTGTGCAGAAAGCCTGCACCGATAACTACGAAATCAAGAAGTCGCACTGGACGAGAAATATGATTGCTATCTTTCACCGCCCAGTGCTCCTTCCATTAAAAGTTATTATCCCTTTTTTGCTGCCTTGCCTTTGCGGCCTGCTGGCATCATTCCGAAGAATACCTTGCCACCTGCTGGCTTAGAAGTATCTTTCTTGCCTTCGACTGGCTTTGAAACTGGCGCTGCTGCGCGAGATCCTTGGTTCATATTTACACCTCCTCTGATTATGCTGCGCCGGTAATACCAGCTAGTAGTTGGGCTATATCGGGACGTTGACCAGCAGCAGGGGCCATACCACCTTGTTCTTGTGGAGGTTGCGCTGAGGCTGGGGCGGGGGCCACACCTGCTGCTGGAAGTTGTTGTTCCATTCCTGGTGCCATAGGTGGCATCTCTGGGACTGGTTGTGGTTCTGGCATAAATGCTTTTTCGATAACCGCTTCTAGCGATTGCCCCTTTTGCCGACCTTGGATAACAGACGCAATGCGGGTGATAATTTGGCTAGGGTCTTGACCTTGCGCCGCGAGTTCTGGGATCGCCTGAGCATACTGAGCAACAGCAACGCGCAAAGAATCGCGCATCTCTTCAATATCAACACGTTGTTCCTCCTGAGTTACGTTCAAGTCCATTGGGATCTCACGACGTACATAGTCACGAGATACGAGCTTATCTGAACGCATTTGTAGTAAAGCGATGATGGCACGGTTTGGGTCCATACCAGACATAATTCCGTAGCGTACATCTACGCCGTACTCGCCCTTGATGTCACGAGATGGTGTGTACTTGAGAACATAAGGTGTTCCATCATCTGTTCCCTTGATGGTCTTTGGAATACCACCAAATACTTTCTCATCTGCTTCAAAGCAAACTGAGAT